GATTAACTCCTCGGATGAAACATGCTCCCATTTATGATACAAATCTTTAAGTTGACTGACGTAGGAATGATTCTCTGTAGATCCGATGCCAGACATCTGATTTGCAACTATGGACTTGACTAGCATGTCCCTAGTATACTTGCTTGTCATTAAGTTGTACTAATAACCCAACATAGAAAACTGTGTGCATGAAACGTAAAATGCGGAGCAAATTAATTGCATCCACATGTCAAAAATCTTCTACTTGGCTGGTTTTACCTATTACGGTACTAATTATTTAGGAAAAGGATTTAATTGAGAGGACCTCTACTGTATCAAGTTGACCAGGTTCTGTAGCAATCCACTCTGCAAATTCTTCATGGATTGCCATAGCATTAATCATCCCGTTCTGATCACCATCAGCATCTGCCCAGAGTTCCTGTATACGATCTATTGACCATTCATGCACGAATGTAACGATCTCTTCAGTTGTCTGATTCATAATAATCCTTTTTGTAATAGCGTCCTAAGACATTACTATTATAATATGCAGGACTACCGTCGTCAAGAGATTCTGTTAAAACATTATTAAGAAATAATTGCCTTGTCTCTTCGTAATTTACTTTACCTTGGGTTCTATAGAGTCCGAGGATTTCTCTTTTGAATGTACTATTCCCCAGAAGTTTCCTGTCTTCGTTAAGTTCTTTAGAACTTCCGTAGTATGCCTTCCAGTTACTTTCACTCGTCCGTTTACGTCTGCTACCTCTAGGCTTTCGATGCTGCTGGAAGTTCTTCCTGCCGATGTACTTCCTACCGCTCTTGAGATTTGTAATGCAGTAGACGTAACCGAAGAAGTCGCCAATATCAGCAGAAGTGAAAGTTGAATCTTTGTATGTCCAGGGGTTTTCATAATCTCCTTCACTATTTGAGGTCTTTGTGGTGGGTTCCATCCCATAATCTTTAATGTCATGTCAAATATTTAGTAATAATTTCCAAGTCTCTTTATAATCTTCTACATTATAAACTGTGCCCATCATATTATCAAGTATTGCCATTGCTAAAGGATAGTCATTCTGACCCTCATTCATCATGTCACCAAAAAAGTGTACATCATCAGTCTTATCAAAGTCTCTTAGAATCTGACTCTTGTCTGATCCCTTTGGTCCAATATCAATACCTGTCTGTCCTCCTAATGCCACAGATAAATCTGGAAATTGATTTCTCAGTCTATCTGCTATATCTGCTCTTTCATTAGTTCTTTCATTCCATTCAATATACTCACGTCTACCTAGCATTGGGTCTTCATCTCTACCTAGAATACTAAAATTAACTCCACCAGGTCTTCTCTCAATATGATTACCATTGCGAACTGGGAACTGACTAAAGTCTAATTCATCTTGTAAAAATCTCTCTACATTTTTAGGTAACTCCCATTCATTCCTATAGGCAATAAGATCTCCCTCATATACATCAGAACCAGAGCAATTATAAACTCTCTTACAAGAATTATAAATCTCTGGTGTAACTTGATGTAAGGTCTTGTCTCGATCACTACCAGTGACCAAGAAGACATGATTGTTTTTAATAAAGTCTTGGAAGAATTCTGCGAACTCTGGTTCAATCTTCTTCCTACTGGGGGTCAGAGTCCCATCAACATCAAAAATGTACTTACGCATGATTAATAAAGTTTTTCAAAAATATGTACAACAGAATCGTAATACATACCCATACTATAAATGTAGTCATAATTTAAATCCTGAGAAGGTGTCCTTTTTAACATCCTGCTTAATACCACCAACAACATAGGACTCAACCTCTGTCTCCTGTGGTGCTACTTGTAATCCCTTAGAAGAGATCCAGTGTGCTGTCCAAGGTAAGGGATTATTCTTAGCAGGTATATCGTATGCTGGTTTTAAACCAATAGACTTCATACGACGGTTGGCAATCCACTCAACATACTGCTGAAGTAGTTTGTCATTTAATCCTATCATACTTCCGTCTTTAAACAAATACTCTGCCCATGCCTTCTCTTCATTCACACACCTATCAAACATCTTATATGTCCACTCTTCTTGTTCTTTAACTATCTCAGTCATCTCTGGATCATCACCCTTTCTCCAGAAGTTTATTATATTCTGTGTCAACGCAAGGTGTTGGTTCTCGTCTCGTGCAATAAGGGATATGATCTTAGCTGACCCTTCCATAAGCTTAAGTTCACCAAAGGCAAAACTACAAGCGAAACTAACATAAAAACGAATACCTTCCAGTATATTGACATTTGCTACTGCTCTATAAAGTGCTCTCTTTAAATCTCTTCTTGTCCATTCTGCATTGATATGATCCTTCCAATCATTCTTCCAATTATTACTCTGACCCCATTCATTTGCTATGTTAATGAACTCATCATATGACTCAGTAACACTTGCAGCACGATCTAAGATACGTTTGTCATCTAGTATAGTATCAAAGACTTCAGAAGCATCTGGATATACATTCTTAATGATATAAGTATACGATCTACTATGGATCATCTCCATAAAACCCCATACTTCCATACATGATTCTAACTCAGGAAGTGAACAGTAAGGAATGAATGCCATACCAGGAGCACGACCCTGAACAGAGTCTAACATGATCTGATACTTCAAGTTAGAAGTATAGATATGCTTCTGCTCTGGACGTAACTGTTGATAATCTCCTCTATCCTTCTGTAAGGATACCTCTTCAGGTCTCCAGAAGTATCCCAGTTGCATAGTAGTCAACTTATCAAACTGAGGATACTTAAAATTATCATATCTTTGAACTCCTAAAGGAGCACCAAAGAACATTGGTTGCTTCTTAGTATTAACCTTGTCGGTATTAAATACCGTCATCCCCTTAACACTGTCCTTCTTCATATTAACTCCTGAGGATACTTGAAAGTTGTATTTGTCCATTAGATTTTACACGATTCGCAGTCATCTTCGTCATCTATATTACATAACTCTGACAATAAAGATTCTTTTGATTCTGGTACATCATCATGCCATCCTACAGGATGTGCTGGTTCATCATCACTCTTCATATCATGAGTGTTCTGATAATAAGATGTCTTCCAACCATACTTATATGTGGTTAAAAGATCCTGTGCCATTTGAGATACAGGTACTTCATTATCAGGATAATGCTCTGGATTATAACTCCAGTTACCACTGATTGCTTGATCAAAGAACTTCTGCATTACTGCAACAATATTAATATATCCTTTATTGGACTCCATCTCCCACAACAATGTGTAGGCATTCTTCAGAGACCCGTAGGATGGTACAATCTGCTTAAGAGGTCCTTTCTTCGATTTTTTAATGGACAAGTAGTCTCTAGGTGGTTCGATTCCATTTGTTGCGTTTGACACAACGGAACTGCTCTCCGAAGGCATTTGTGCGGACAGTGTGCTGTGCCGTAAACCGTGGGTGTTGATAGATGTCCTAAGACTATCCCAATCATGCTGCAATTCCTCAGATGAAATTTCATCTACGTCCTTCTTGTATGTATCAATAGGAAGGATTCCATCAGCATATTTGGTACGATCAAAATACTCACATGCACCTTTCTCTTTTGCAATCTCATTAGATGATTTTAAAAGATAGTATTGGAATGATTCTGATAAACCATGAACAGCATCCCATGCTTCTTGTGAGTCATAGTTAAAACCAAGTCTAGCAAGATAATGTGCCAAACCAATGAATCCAACACCAAGAGATCTACGTGCCTTTGTAGCGGTCTCTGCAGCGATTACAGGATATCTTTGATAATCTATTAACTCTTCTAAACCTCTAACAGAGAGGTCACACAATTCTTCGAGTTCTTTATCAGATCTCACCTTACCAACATTGATAGCAGAGAGAATACATAAAGCAATCTCTCCTTCATTATCATCAATGTGTTGAATAGGTACTGTGGGTAGAGTGATCTCCTGACAGAGATTACTCATTCTTACCATATCCTTAAAGGATGAATGGGTATTACAATGATCTATATTCATGATATAGATACGTCCAGTCTCTGCTCTCTCCTTAAGAAGATCTAGGATAAGTTCTTGGGCAGGGATAGTCTCTCTTGAAATTTCCTCTGACCGTTCGTAGGACTCGTAGAGTTCGTCGAATCCGTCAGTACCAAAAGCGTCATAGAGACCAGGAACGTCGTGAGGAGAGAATAAACTAATATCCTCACTTTTGATAAATCGCTCATAAAATAATTTACTTAACTGGATGCTGTAGTCGAGTTTTCTGACTCGGTTGTCTTCTGTTCCTTTGTTGTTTTTGAGGACGAGGATGTCTCGGATTTCCTTATGCCAGATAGGAAAGTGGACAGTTGCTGATCCACCCCTGATACCGTTCTGAGTACAGCATCGGACAGTGCTCTCAAATTTTTTGAGGAAGGGGACCACACCTGTGTGTTGTACTTCACCTCCTCTGATTTTGGAGTTGATTCCTCTGATCCTCCCCGCATTAATACCAATACCAGCCCTCTGTGCGACATATTTGCCAATAGCCATATCAGAGCTAAAGATACTATCGAGGGTGTCATCAGAATCAACCAGAACACAAGATGCAAATTGACGAATAGGGGTCCGTACTCCCGCCATGATCGGGGTGGGGATGTTGATTCTGTGCTTACTTGTTGCATTGTAGTATCGTCGGACATAATCGAGCCTCTTTTCTATAGGATATTTTGCAAAGATCGTCATTGCGATCAATATGTACATGAATTGGGGAGTCTCATACACTTCACCAGTACTTCTGTCTTGAACCAAGTACTTGTCAGCGACTTGACGTAACCCTGCGTAGGTGAATAAAAAATCCCTACTATGATCTATGAATGAATTTGCTTGTGCAAACTCTTCTTCTGTATAGTTATCTAAAATCTCTGAATCATAGATGCCTTTATCAACACACTCCGTAACATGTTCCAATAAATTAGGGAGATCACGTAATTTTCCGAAGATTTGCTTACGAATACTAAACAAGAGTAAACGTGCTGCAACAAATTGATAGTTCGGATGTTCTAAGTCAATGAGATCACTAGCAGATCTAATAAGGATCTCCTGTATCTCAGCAGTACTCATACCATCGTAGAACTGAATACCAGATTGTATCTCAACCTGACTAGCAGAGACACCTGCTAATCCATCACAGCATTGTTCTACCATGACATGTATCTTGCCCAAATCTATAGGATCAATAGATCCATTTCTTTTAACAACTTTGAGACCGTTACTCATATTCTCTTCCAAGATGTGAACTTAAGTTTTGCTTCTAAACCAGAATATACATTGGATTCTACCACAGATTGTACATCATGCCCAGCTAGTACCATATCATTTATATCTTTTTGCTTTACATTGTTTGGGAAGATGACGACTTTATCACCTCTTGAGATGGTGTTGGAGATTCTTGTTGTAATTTCCTTATTCCTTGGCTCGTTATCATAAACCCACACAGGAGTGCTAACACCCCACTTCCGAACATCACCGTCTGCACCGCACATTGCAATGCTATTGCGTATGAACGTGCTATCGAACGGTCCTTCTGTAACGAAGACTGGAGCATCTCTTCTGATGTTATCCAGTCCGTAGATCTTTGGTGCTTCATCATCAATCATTATAGTAATATATTTAATCTTGCTAGAACCAAGTGCTCTGCCTTGGAATCCAACTAGATTGTTTTGATAATACAAAGGAATAATAATCCTTGGTTCATCATATTTTAAATCACTCTGTCCAAAAGTAGGGACTTGAGTATTAGTCCAACTTTTAAATTTATCCGCATAATAAAATTTATTCGGATCAAGTTTTCTACCTTCTAAGTATGTTACTGCTGCAACATTTGTACTTGCTTTTGGTAGATTTAGACCAAGTGGTTTAGGTTTGAATTTTGGTTTCTCAAAATTAAAATCGGGTTCAACAACCTGTTCGGTGTTGTAACCCGACTGAAATTTTTCCATGACGTATTGCTTGTGCAGAACAACGTCTATCTGTTTGAGAAAATTATGAAAAGACAAACTAGCACCACAGTTATGGCACTTATAGTTAGTATGTGTCTTCTGGGCATATAGATACCCTCTAGCTTTATTCTTATGCTTCTTAGAATCTCCACAAATAGGGCAACGGAAGTTATAAAGGCTAGGTTTAACCCTCTTAAATTTCTCCAATCGTGATGATACTAGACCAATAAATCTAGTGTCAACGTAATCCATTACTCAATTCTATATGCTTGACAAGTCTAGCACTGCCAGAATCTGCTGTCAACGTTTGATTCCCATAAACAAGCAGTCACAAGTCCTGTATACAGGATTACCTTGTTTGTTACTGTTAACCAATAATACACACTGTTTGATCTAATCATGGTGCTCATGCAACCACGATTATTTATTTTGATATATTTTCTACTTGCGTTGCTGGTATAAAACTTCTAATAACTACTTGTCCGACTGGACTAACGATGAAAGATATAATACTAAGAGCACCAAATATAGTCCACATCTTCTTCTCCATGATACGGAGTCTGTCGTCAACTTTACGTATATCTCTTTCACAACCCTTCTTAATCTCCTCTGCTCTACGGTTTACTTCACGGTGAACTGATTCCACCTTCTCAAACAATACAGCATCTATACGATCTTGCTTATCTAATTTCTCATTGTGAACAGCAAGTAACTCACCCATCTTTACAGAGTTTTCTTGCAGTTTATCTACTACCTTCTCTAGTCTTTCTAATATTGCTGCGTTTATATCAGACATTATACCGACCAATGCTTCCTAGTATTCTTTGCATAGATATATCTCTTCTTCTTTTTACGTACTGGAGGATCATCTCCTGCCTGTATAGACCCACCAATCCGTCCACCACCAATATTATTTGTAGGTGCAGCAACTGCTCCCTCCTCTTCAACTTTGCCGAGAGTCCTAATCATTTGTATTATGCGATCAAGATTCGTCGCCATCTTTGTATACCTTTTGAAGTTCTGCTAAACAATCCAGATCAACTGGAATATCATGTATGTGAGACTTAGGGTGATCGGGTAATCTATTCAAAAATATAATGAATGTCTTCATTACATCCCATAAGTCCTCTTCAATTTTGTAAAACAACATTGGAGTTGTTGCATCACCAAATATATTATATAAGACTATAAAGTGATTGATAAGTAAATGGGACTTAAGTTGACCCGTATTCTTATATCGCTTTAATAGTCTTTTAATATATTTAAAATGATTTAAGTCTTTATCGAAATCCTCTTTTGTTACAGCTTGAGGATTCTCATAATTACGAATGGCAAATAATAAAAAATTACCGTCATTCAATTCATTAAAAATCATATCATATTAGAGCAGTTTTTTAAACTGTTGGATTTGTATCGTATACAGGTACGTTTCCAGTTGTAATTCCAGACATTGCCACTAGAGTCTCTTTCTTAACTCTGAGTTCACCATGCTGATCGACGTAAGTTGTGACACCAACCCAACCACCGTGAGCAACTTCATACTTAGAAGTAGCAGTGTTAGTTACGTTTG